GCCAATTTCCGTGTGCAGTGTAGCCTTCTGCTTATTCAGCTTAAAGCCTACCCCGTTTCTTTCAAACAAAGCCGGAAAGCGTTGAAAGGCAATATCTTCAATTAGCGGATAGGTCGGCAGGTAATATGCAACATTTTGCTGTGGGCATAACCGCTTTAGTCTTATGATACGCGCAATAGCCGCCGCAGTCTTGCCGCTTCCAAAGCCGCCGACAAAAGCTGGAAAAGGTTCCTTTGAATAAACAAAGTCATGCTGTGACGGCGAAAACTTCAAATCCAATCCTCATCATTCAGCGGTGTCAGGCTCTTAGTGATAGACACTACCTCTGATTTTTCAACATGGATACCAGCGGCCTTGCCCCTAGCTACCTCTGCACTAATTGCCGCGCCATATTGATTGTTTTGCACTGCCGCATTTCGCAGCCGCTTTAAGTCCTCTAGGTGCGTCTTTAGCGTAATCCCTACTTCTTCAATAATAGGTTTACGCAACTCCTCCACCCTACCCGCAACCTGCCCGCTTTTGACTAGCTCTGATGCACGTTTATGGATTGTGTCAGCCTTGGTGTTGGCGTGAACATTAAACGCAGCGCGGTATGCGTCTGACTGGCTCTTGCCACTAGCAATCTCTTGCGCGAAGCGTTCCTGCTTAGATGTCAGTGTCATGCTATCAATCCTAATACGTCTAGGCGCTCACCATCCTCATAGGATACTGGCGTAATAGGCCCATTGAGAAACTCTGCAACAAAGCCATTGAAGTTTCTTTGGTAATACGGGTTAAAGTTTGCACCGCTCACTACCAGTTTCTTATAAGCTTCCCATTGGCGCATATTCCTAAAACGGCAGTGAACCATCATGTGACATACAAAGCATAATGAGTATTGCCCAATATGGTCACCGTATGGTGCGGAGTAATCTTCGCTATGGTGCTCCACAATGCCTTTATCTTGCCCACAACAATCACAGGATGTTGCCTTGGCTCTACGGCCAGCAGCGTATTCGCCCTTTAGCCAATTAAATGCGTCCATACGTTGCTTGGCAGTAAATCCATTATATGACTTCACCAGTTTTTCCTTAACTTCTTAGCTCCATTCGGCAGTTCACCAAATGTCTCAAAGCCGTTTTGTATATAGAATTTATCATTGTATGCGTAAACCTCTATATTAGCACAACGCTCATTGCATATATCAAAAAGATGTTGCGTCAGGTTATTGCCTATGCCTAGCCCCCTATACTTCTCATGCACAAAAACGCCTTTGATGCGGTAGCCAGTGGCAACCTTCATAAGACCAGCAAAGCCTAAAATGGCTGTGAAATCATTGACGGTGAACCATTCAGTGTTTTTTGTATCGCTGATTGATACCCTGCTTTTCGCGGCTAAACTTGCGTATGGCGCAACGTCTTTAAAGGTGGCCTTACTTATCTCCACGCTTCACCTCTGCGGGATACCACGCCTTGCTGTATTTGTAATTCTTAATGTCCTTTTTCTTGAACACGCCATCTTGGTATAGAAGGTCTATCTCCTCCAAGGTTGCCCCAATGTTTTCGCAAATTTCCTGCTTATCGCAGCCATGCTCATCTATTAATTGGTGAATAATTTCGCTCATTTGCAGGGCAACGTGCGAACCCTTGGCGCGGTTAATGCGTATAGTAAGCATCATTGCTTCTGGCTTGTTTAGGTTCATGACAACGCATGGAACCTTACCGTTATAAATTTCCTTTAATGCCTTGCTATCTTGTGAAAGCCTCCAGCGATGGAAGCCATCAATGATGATGTTATCTGGGTTAATGATAACGGGTTGTATCCAGCCGCATTTCAATATGCTTTTTTCCAGTAGTTTGAGTTCTGGCGTAAAGACCACGTTAGGATTGTAGCCGTTTGCGTTGATGCTTGATGCGTCACGCCACTCTACGTTGTTGATAGGCTCTTTGCTAAACATTACTTGCTCCTAGCTTTCGGCATAATTTCTCTTTTGAATGAACCAGCCATAAAGGTGGTCAATAAATATTGAGGTGGATATAGGTCTGGGTCTTTTAGCGCCCTTCCCATGACACTATCAAAACGCTTCACAGCCATTTTGTGCTGCGCTTCATCCTCAATGTTATCTTCTATCCAAGCCCTTACGCCACCATAGCTTTGACCATATTTTTCTTTGATTGCGTTGCGGTCAAGGTCTTTAAAATAGCGTTCGTGCGCCAACATTTCGGGAAAAATCTCAATGACGCGATTATAAAACTCTGGTGTTGCAGTTTTGATTAAATCAAACCGCTTGGCGCTTTCTGCGTGTAGCGGCGTTGAAACCCGAAGCCCATTGCCAGACCACATTTGCCAATCATATAATTTGCAATATTGAATGTCGTTATCATAAAAATATTTGAAAACATCATCTTCAGACCAATCAAAAATTGGCTTGCATAGATTTACGTTTTTGGCGGAGGGGTCAGAAACTGCATTGATATAATTTTCGTTTAATTTGTTGACGCAAGCACGAAAGCGCATCAAGCTTTCACTACTGCGTATCCCTGTCAAAAACGCCATTTTGCCTTTGAAAAACTTAGCAGTGAATGCGTCCATTGAATACTGGTCAAAAATTCTATCGTCACCCTCTTCTAAAGAGATTGACCAATCAGGTTTCTGCCTTACCCATTTTCTGCTGTTATCCCATTGAACGTATGAATGGCAAACGCCCAAGACATATTTGGTGGATTTTAGCGGAACGGTGAACCACAGCATATTAATCCAAGGTTCTTTGCGATATTTGTCCACGAAGTTGATAACTTCATCTGGTATTAGTTCCTCATCCCTAAACACCACATTGAGGGGCTTGGTTATACCCCTTTCCTGCATGACCTCGTGAGCCAGATGCAACACCACTAAGCTATCTTTGCCGCCAGAAAACATGATAGCCACGGTGTCAAACACATCAAATATGTGGTGCATCCGCGCTTTGGCTTCCGTGAGAACGTCAGCCTCTATATATTGTTTAATCCTGACCAAGTTCATTCTCCTGCAAGAATGTTATCAGCCGCTCTGCGAGTGTGTCATGGTCTTCATATTTTGTTTTCAAAAATCTTATGAAATTGAACCAGATTGCTTGCTGCGCTTCATTGTCAAAGACAATGTTGTATTGAATTATATAGTTTGCCTCTTTTTCTTCATCATCTTCTTTTGGCGGTTCCTCTACGTCATCCAGCAGTTCGCGCAGTTCCTGCGTATTGAAGCCGATTGCCTCATAATTAAATCCGCTTGCGACTAAATCAGCCATCTCCATTTTCAATAGCTCGTCATCCCAGATTGAATTTAGAGCTAATTTATTGTCAGCTATCACAAGGGCTTTTTGCTGCGCCTCACTAAGACCGCTTAAAACTATTACTGGCACATCAACCATGCCAAGTTCTTTTGCTGCCATGATGCGTCCATGACCTGCGATAATCATATTGTCATCGCTAATCAGTATGGGATTAGTCCAACCAAATTCCTTCATGCTTGCCGCTATTTGAGCAACTTGCTCTTGGCTGTGCGTCCGGCTGTTCGCTGCATACGGAGTAAGTTCCGCTACGCTGCGTTGTTCAATTTTAGGTGCATCTATCATAATCTTCCGCCTTCATGCTGGCACAGCTTCTCTAGATAGTGCTGCGCTTTTTTTAAATCTTCTATGCCATTCTTGTCACGATAGCGGGATAAATACTTTATGCAATTACCTTGCAAATATCCCGCAAAAGCTTCCGCAGACATCCACGCTTCCATTGCATCCCAAGGCTGAACCTTTTTGGATGCGTAATGATTGCCACCTACTTGACGGTTATTAGGGCGCGTCATCGTCATTCTCATCTTCAAATGGGTCATAGCCTTTTAGCATTGCGTCTACCGCAACCATAATTGGTCCAGTGATATTGACCTTACCAGCCTCCATCTTGCGGATTGTAGTTGCCCCTGTTGTTGGTGACAGGCGCAGCGCATCAGCCATGTCTGTTAGGCTGTAGCCTAAATACATTCTGGCTAGTTTAAGCTTTGATGGTGTCATGAGGCCATCCTTCTAATTCGTATTTAGCTAGGGCCGCAATTTCATCCTGTTCATACTTCTTAAGTGCATGGCAAATGGTGCTGTGGTCGCGGTTCATAATTCTGCCAATCTCTGTGGTTGAATAGCCTCTTTCCCTAAGCATCACAACGCATCTGCGCCTCACTGCGACCAGCGCCTTTAGTTTGCTTTTGCCTAAAACGTCCTCAACCGTGTAATCATACAAATTGGCTATTGCCTCTATGCGTATCATATTTAATTGCCTTGGCGTCATGCCAAGCGTGTCAACCAGCACTTCTTCTGGCTTTTCTTCTTCCCAGCTAAAACTATCATTAAGCATCATGCGTCCTTCAAGAAAATGCCGTCAACCATCTTGCCCTTGCGGTCTTTGATTTCTTGCCAAGCGCCATCAATGCAATCTTCAATCAGCATACCGTTTTGCGCTGCCATGATGGTCAGCACGACAACCATGTCACCGATAGCATCTGCAAATTCAGCGTAATCATGCTTTGCAATGGCGTTAGCCAGTTCGCCAGCTTCTTCTATAAGCTTCACAAATTGGCTTTTGAGGTCGCTTCCTGCAATCAAGTTGCGGTCTGCTGCCCACTGGCGGATTAAGTCTGCGTGTAACATTTTATGCGTCCTCTTCTGTGCGGTAATCTTGAATTTGGCGTTCAGCAATTTCACGCCAATTAACGTCATTCAAAAATGCTCTGGCATAATCATATGCAAAACCAAAGCCCTGTTCATCAATAATTTCCAATGCTTCATCACGCATCATTTGACCTAAGTCATAAGCATCTAGGTCATTTTTGCTGGCATAATCTGCGCTGTCAAACATTTCTATTCTCACGCGCCATGTGGCATAATTTGTCCAGCCGTTATATGTCGTGTCAGTCATAACTATTCCTTTTCTAGCGAGGCCGCGCCTCTGTTCATGCAAAAGTAAATTGGCTTGGTTTGTAGCAATGTGCAAACCATCTTGGGCTTGGGTTGGTGCTTACAAGGTCATGCAAAATGGCATATTCTGCATTGCCATCTTTATCAAATCGGAAGCATCTAGCTTCCGCATGGTAACGCTCACCTTCGCCTACCTCAATAAAAACACCACCACGTAGGGTCGAAAATTTCACTAACATAAAACTTACTCCAAATGGCGAGGCCTTGCCTCTAGTTAAAAGTTAAAGTCGCGGTATGCTCTGCGTCCAGCATAGGCATTGCCGCCCATCGCAAAAGTCTGGTTGCCCACCTTCTTCCATTTACGGCGCTCATTGCCTTCTTCATCAACCCAACGGCGCAGTGAAATTTTCACCACCTCGCCTTGTGGGTCAGCTTCGTAGCTGTAACGCTGGTCACGTTGGTTCTCGCAGTGTGCAGCAAACCCGCCAGCAACGAACCGCAGTGCGTCACGGTTAATTAATGTGGCTTCATCGCAGCGCAATGTCATTGTCTTGGCTGTCTTTTTAACGATGGTGTATGCCGCAATGTCAGTCCAAGCCGAAACGCTCACACCATCACCAATGTTCAAGATGCTTATGGCATCTGCGTCAGCGTTAATTTCTGCTGTGCGCTCTGCAATCCAAGGTCTATTAATCATTGTCAGTCTCCTCAATGGCGGGGCGCTGCCCCTTGCTTCAATACAACTGCTCTAGGCGCAGAAAATTTTGCTGTAAACATCTTTTTTTATCGCATGACTTTTTTTTAGATGAAAAAAGCATTTGACATTAATATAGACTTTTGCTAGAAGGGATTGTTGACAAGGAAAGCCTTGTTGATGGGGCAATGCCCCGCTCTTTGACAATCAAATAGGAGAATAAATATGACCATCCTTATCACAGTTCTTAGCCCAACAGGTCGTGAAGTTGCTGCTTTTGCAGACCCCGAACACGCTTGGACATGGGTTGACGAAGTATATGAGCTTCGCGCCCATACACGATATGTGCGACAAGATGGCAATACGCTGCGCCACGCTTTTACGACAAAAAATAATATGATTGATTGGGCTGTAGCTGAATAAAAAAGATAGCCCTGCCGTAACTGGCGGGGCTATTTCTATTGTCTTGCATGAGCAATCGCGGACAACGCCCATTCCTTTGGCGCTCCGGCATACAGCCCCTTTGACCAGTTACGACGTATATCATCCAGTGATATACCTTTTTGTTGATACCTAGCTAAGTCGCACATTAATCTAGTGGCTGCGCTGGCGCTATCCTTGGCCAATTTGAAGGCTGCTCCGTAACTCTGCCAGTTCTTCCGCTGTGACATACTCTTGTGGCGGAACATATTCGCGCTTGTGTATCTGCAATAGATAACTTGCCCTTGCCCGTTTGCGTCTGCGCTCACTGCCTTCGGCTTGCACCACGCTATCAATTTCGGCTGGCGTCGGCATAAATTTGCAAGTGCGGAGCAATTTTAGAAAGCCGCTGCGTAAATCAATCAGCGGATAAATGCGGAGGGTCATCCAGTATAATTCCAGCCGCTCTGCTTCTTCGTCTACGCTGCGCTTTTGGTTTGCGGTGGCCAAAGATAACTTGGCAATCATAACGTCCACCTGTTCGCGCTCTGGCATGGGTGGACGCGGCCCATCCAAAAACTTCTGCAAAATCTCTGCCGACTTAGGCCCAATCGTCGGTTCGTCTTGGCTCATCAACAGCGCGTCTAGCTTGGCTGGCAATAACGGCTCTGACCATTGCGTTGGTTGGTTCTGTTGGCTTGGCACTATTTCCTGCATTTTGCGTTCCTTTCGGTTCGTAAATATCAAGCCAGCCGTTGATTGTCGAACGGTCTAGCAATTCTGTAATGTTATGTCCTGCTAAGTGTAAAGCTTCCAGTTTTTTATAAGCCCTTGCCTTAGCCCTATCTGTCAATGGACGCTTGCGTTGCTTCCGCATCTCAACCCATCCCTGCCAAGCATCTATTGGCAACCACAGGGGATAGCCTTCTATAATTACAACTGGTTTATTATCTGTGTTTATATCTGGTATAGGTTTGCCCTTCTGGGCAACTTCATTTGCCCCAGAGGGCAAGTCGGCTTTTCCTAAAGGGCAAGTGGGCGCATACCATTTGGTGCGGTCATAAGCAGACTTGTTATAGCTGCCACTGACAATCAATCCGTCATCCTCCAGCTTGGTTAAAGCCGTCCTAATTTGCTTCAAAGTTAGGTAAGGAAACAGCTCACCAAAAGCTGCGATTGAGTTATAAGTCCAAACATAGCCATCATAGCTATGCTTGTCATTTGCTGCGTTGCGCTCCGCCCACCACAAAATGTTTTGATATATGGTGGCAGCGTTCAAGCCAACTTGCTTTGCGATAATGGGGTCAAAGCTGTGGCGGCTCATAAATCTGCCCCTTGCACCACAATTCTGTTGAGTGTAGTAATCATTAATCAATGCCTCCGGTATGGGCGTTGTTAGGACGGGTTGAGCGTTTTCTTGCCTTTCACGCTCCCCGTCCGCTCTTATAAACATAAATTATGCGGATAAAAGAGAATTTTTCAATCACTTTGTTTCGCGCAGTTGGTGGTCAGGAAATAAGGCGATAAATACCGCACGGCGCAAAGGCCAATCACGAACAATGACGCCCTTAACATCTTCAGTCACTAGCAAGCCATTTTCGACATATTGAAAGTCAGACTTGTAGCCCACGCGCCTACCGTTTTGATGCTTCAACTGCCGACCATTGATGACAAACCAGTATTGTGGATGGACTGTCAGGTCACTAATTTGACCAGTGGCTTGCAATGCGTGCAGTTCATTGCAGCGGATAGCCTCACGTTTACTGTCATGCGTGTGGCCTTCAGCGCACTGCATTTTAACGGCGCGATATTTCCCAAAACGCCTCATGCTTAATTTTCAAGCTTTGCCTTGACCAAGCGGTCTAATGCGTGTTGCGCGGCAAGGAATGCGCTAAGGGTCGGTTCGCTGCGTTTGCTTTTCCAGTTAGACAACGTGACGCGAGTAATGCCAGCCTCTTTAGCAATTTGATATGCCCTGATTTTGTGCGTTTTTGCCAGCGTGTAAAGGTCTGAAACTGCCTGTGCGGTATAGTCCATTTAAATTTTCTTTCGATTGTGGATAAAAATTGCTTTTAATTCTCAATTCTCGCGTTTACAAGGAGTTTACAAAATAAAAAAGGCAACCAAAATGACACAACCAAAATGCGCCGTTTGCGGCCATGTAATGACTGACACTTTTGAGTGCTTGCCATGCGACTTTGTTGAAATGGCAATCAATGCTGGCGCTTGCCACCCAAACTACGGTGAGCATTTAGCCGAGTTAATCGGTGACGTTATGACAGTTCGTAATTGGTCGGCTGAACCAATACGCTATAAATTTCCACGTTTTGCATAAGGAGAATATTAATGCCAATTCATAAGAAACTTAATGAAGCAAGGCTGGCGTTCCATTCGCTGCCATTAAAGAAGTCAGGCCACAACACATTTGCTGGCTACAAATATTTTGAGCTTGCAGACTTCCTTGTGCCAGCACTCAAAATTTTTAACGATGTTGGGCTTTGCGCGGTTATTAGCTTTTCAGAAAGCACTGCATCCATGCACATTGTGGATGTTGAGGATGGTAGCCAAGTTATTATTCACAGCCCAATGGGTTCGGCCAATCTTAAAGGTTGCCATGAGATACAGAACATCGGTGCGTGTGAAACTTATAGCACCCGCTACCTTTGGACAGCAGCCCTTTGCATTGTTGAGCATGACGCACTGGATGCTACTACTGGCGCTGAAAAAGTTGCAGCAGTTAAGTTTATCAATGACAGCCAATTTGCTGAATTGCAAAAGCTTGTGGATGATACCAACACTGACATGGCGTTGCTCTGCAAGCATTATAAAATTAACGCACTAAATGAATTGCAAGATACCCGCTTCAATGTGGTGAAAGCTGCATTAGAAAAGAAACTAGCATGACAGACGCAGCAATTATCCAGCGCTCACCAGAGTGGTTTGCAGCACGTTGCGGGAGCCTTGGTGCTTCCCAACTAGCTGACGCCCTAGCCAAGACAAAATCTGGATGGGGTGCTTCAAGAGCAAACTTGCAGACCAAGCTTGTGATTGAGCGCCTTACAGGACAGCAAGAAGAAGGGTTTGTCCGCAGTCCAGCTATGCAATGGGGAGTGGACAAAGAAGATGAGGCGAGAACGGCCTACAGCTTTGCTACGGGGCATGAAGTCATTGAGGTAGGGCTATATAAGCATCCAACACTTATTGGCTCTCACGCCAGCCCTGACGGGCTTGTGGGCAACGATGGTTGCATTGAGATTAAATGCCCTAATTCTACAACGCACATAGAGGTGCTAAAAACTAATCAAATTGCACATAAATATATCCTCCAGATGCAGTGGCAAATGATTTGCGCGGAGCGTCAATGGTGTGATTTTGTAAGCTTTGACCCAAGAATGCCTGACCATTTGATGCTCTATGTGCAAAGAGTGCATCTTGATAAAGATATGCAGGTATATCTTGAGGCAGAGGTGGCCCAATTCCTAAAGGAAGTGGAAGCGCAGGTAGAAGCATTAAATATGAAAGGCACAAAGTAATGTCACAAATAGATAGGGTTTTATCTCACTTGAAGGCTCATGGCTCAATCCAGCCATTAGAGGCATGGCGCGACCTTGGCATTTATCGCCTAAGCGCAGTAATTTATGACTTGCGCCAAGAAGGGCATAAGATAGGAACCAAGCGCGTTGAAGTGGTCAACCGCTTTGGCGAGCCAGCCCTTATCGCAGAATATAGCCTAGAGGTTGAAAATGTTACCTAGCCGCATCGCAAAGAAGCCAAAGCGCACGGCGCGGTGGCGGTCACAGGGACACCTTAATTTTATTAGGGGATTTCATTGCAGCATAAATGGCTGCGAAGATATGCCTATTGAGTGCGCCCATGTTCGCTATGGTAGCGGTGCAGGGATGGGGCAGAAGCCAGACGATTGGCGCGTTGTCCCATTATGCCGCTATCATCATAATGAGCAGCATACAGTCGGTGAGCAAACATTTTGGAAAGGCATAGACATTGAGGGCTTGATTGAAGCGTTTTGCAAAGCCAGTCCAAAGGCGGCTGAAATAAAAGAGGCGCAAAAAAGATGACGCAAACAGTTTGGCTTCGCGGTGAGCATCAAAGGCGTTTAGCCCACCAGCTTATCGACAAGGCTCCACAAGATGCAGTCGTAAAGGTCAGCGCAGCAAAGCGCAGTGACGACCAAAACGCAAAAATGTGGGCCATGCTGTCAGACATAAGCCGCGCAAAGCCAGAGGGCAGAGCGCATATACCAGAAGTGTGGAAGTGCATCTTTATGGCGGCACTAGGCCACGAAGTAAAATTTGAGATGGGGTTGGATAACCAGCCCTTCCCAATAGGGTTTAGGACATCAAAGCTAACCAAGCCACAGATGTCTGACCTGATTGAGTTTATCTACGCATATGCAAGCAAGCATGGCGTAAAATGGAGTGAAGAAATATGAGTGAACCACATACCGAGCAGTTACGTCTTTTGATTGAGCGTATTGAGCGTTTGAACGAAGAAAAGAAAGGCATCCAAGATGACATCCGCGACGTTTACAACGAAACAAAAGCGCATGGTTACGACGCAAAAATTGTTCGCGCCGTTATACGCCTTCGTGCAATGGAAGATAATGACCGCGCAGAATATCAAGCCGTGCTCGACACATATTTAACCGCCCTTGGACTATAAAGGAAATACCAATGCAGAATATCACAATATCAGGAAACGTAGGCAAGGATGCCGAATTGCGCGACACCCGCGACAGCAAGGTTCTAAGCTTTAATGTTGGCGTCAAAAATGGCTTTGGCAGGGATGCTGGCAGCGTTTGGTATCGTTGCAGCTTGTGGGGCAAGGCAGCGGAAGCATTCGCTGGCAGCATTAAGAAAGGCACGAAGGTATTTATCTCTGGCGAATTGACGCACGACGAATACGAAGGCAAGCCGCAATTCAACGTGCGCGTCGGCAGTATTGATACAGGCGGCGCTAAGGGTGAGCCACGGCCATTGGATGCGTCCGTTGACCCGTCAAAGGGTGACCATAGCACTTGGGATAACAACCAAGACCTTGACGATGACGTTCCATTTTAAGGCTGGAGAGCAAGCATGGCAAAAGGCTCACGGCTTAATTTAGAACACAGGCGCAAAGCACCGCCTATGAGCAGCCGACAAGAATGGCTGGCACGACACCAAAATGAGGCGGTAGCACAATCCAGCAAGGCACTTTTGAAAGCGCAATTGACAACAGGTCAACACGCATTGGACAAAGAGCGTTTTGTGCAAACTGCCGTCAATTATGGCTGGATTTTGCAGATACCAGAACGCTTGCTAGTATAACGGGAAAGGGCGGGTTTGCATTATGCGGCCCGTCTTTTTTTATCTATTTGAAAAAAGATGTTTACAGGAAAAAATTCCAAGCCTAGAGCAGTTGTATTGACAAACAGGGGCAACGCCCCGCCAATGTGGAGAAAGTTAATGATAGTAAATGTTTGGTATAGAGACGGCGAAGAGGGATTGCAGCAAGTTGCGGCTGTCTACGCGCCGAGCCACCAGATTGGCTTTAAGCACCACCCACATGAAGATGCGCTTGAGTATGCGTTTGCACGGACACAAAATATTTTTGGTTCTTGGAGTATGCCAGAGTTTTTTCCAAACGGTGAGCGCAACGAAGATTACAGCGCCAACGTGACCGCAGCGCCATTGATTAATGGCCGTGGACACCGCTCTTCGATGGTAGGAGATATTTTTACCATTAGAGATGATGCAATGTATATTTTTGTTTGCGACGATTGTGGTTTCAAACTTGTTAGCCGGACGGAGTTAAGCGCATGACTATTAGAACGCCAAGCCAAGTTGAGTTTTACAGGCAAGTAGCAAAGGAGCTTGCTGAAAGGTTGAAAAGCTATCCAATACAACCTGACGTAGATGTGCCGGACGATGATGATTATGACGGTGGCCGCTATGACTTTTATACGACAAGAGGTGTGAAATGACGCAAACGATTGAGCAACTGCAACTTAGAATTGCAGAAATGGAAGATGCCTTAAGCTGGATAAAAAACATTGCTGACGTAAACTATGAGCAAGATACCAAGCTTAGAACACAGGGTGCAAGAACACTTGCGAGAATATCTAAACGGGCAACAACCTGCCTTCAAAATAAGGACGCAAAATGACAAAGATGAGCAAGACACAATTTTGGCTGGCAGCAATATGGCTGACAACAATGATAGCACTGTTTATGACAGAAAATCCGGAGTGGTTATGATTAAGCCAGCACAAGCAGCCCCTATGGGCAAGAGCCACCGAGTATCATCGGATAGCGCATGGCCTTTGCGCGGTGCAGACGGAAAGACGTTTGCAGAGCGCCGCAAGGAACAGGAACAAAGCAAATGACCAACCCAATCCAAACTAAGCGCATTGAGATGGCTGATAAACGCAAAGGCAAGG